CATACCTCTTCTTCGCGATTGATCTGCTCATATGAATGGAACGAAGGGGCACCCCGAAGGGTGCCCCTTCGATTACTCAGGCCTGGGCAGGCTTGAACTTGAAGTCGAAGACGTGAGCCTTGTCGTCGTTCTCCATGCGCTCACCACGGAAGCGGACACCGGGCATCAGGTCAGCGATGTCAGCCACCATGAGACCGGCATCGATCGCGGACCAGTGACCCTTCTTGGAGAAGTAGACAGCGAACTTGCCGTTGTCCTTGGTCTCCACGATGATCTTCTGCTTCGTGATGGTGGGCGTACCCTTGGCGGGCTTGAAGACCTTGTTGCCCTCGGCATCGAACAGGTGCTCTTCGGGCGTGTAGAACTTGGAGTTGTCCGCCTCGAAGAAGTCACCAACGAAGGTGATCGTGCCGATCAGCACGTCACCAACCTTGCCCCAGTTCCAGATGGGGAGATTGCGCTCGTCAGTACCGGCAGTACCGCCGGAGGTCTCCTTGACGAGTGCGGCGTAGCGCGGGTTCACAGCCAATGTTCTTACCATTCCTCATCGTCGGTGTTGTCGGTCGTACTCTCGGGTGCCTTGTTCCAGGGCTTCTGAGGGGCCTCTGCGGGCTCCTGCCAGGCAGGCTGGGCCTCCGGTCCAGAAGCGTCCTCCTCGGCCACCACAGTGGCGCTGAGGGCCTTCACAGCCTCCACCGCCTCCGCCTGTACGCCGTTGAGGATGTCCTCCCGGGTGCCCTTCATCCAGGACTCTGCCTCGGTGTGGTATGTAGCCATCTTCACCTGAAGTTCGTTGGTGAAGTCTCGCTCCAGGGTCTCCAGGAGTTCACCAGCGGTGTCCTCCTCGAACCTGACGACCACATGCTGATACGGTCCCATGTTGATCAGGAACTCGGCGCTTGCCCTACTCAAAAGGGATACCATCCATCCTTTACCGGAGTGTCGTAGTAGGCGGTGCGCTTGTTCATCCCGCTTTGCGTCTTGCAGTTGGGTTTCATTGTGCACCACCGACACCCGTAACCAGGGTTAGGGTCTGCAACCTTGGACTCCACCTTGCGCTGAAGCTCAAGGTACTTCTTCCCCATCGTATCGGGTGTCTCCTTGAATGTGATCGGGCGCGCCTTACGGGCGCCCGGGTTGAGCATAACCCACAGTCCCTTGAACCGCATGCTCCCGTGCTCCATGAAGGGGGCATCGGGCTCACTCATGAGACGTGCGTTGTAAGTCTCAAGCTGGTCATTGTTCTTTGGCTTAGTCTTGCCAGTCTTGAAGTCTACAATCATTGGGCCATGCTTCTTGTGATCACCGATCATGTCGATGTAACACTTGATCTCCATGGTGCAGTGGGGCAGGAAGCCTGAGGCATCGTACTCAACTTCCCATGGAGTGAAGTCATCGAGGAACACTAGAGCATTCTCGATGCAGTCCAGAGCGAGCCTAAGGGCTCGCTCCTCTACCACTGGTTCATCATCACTTCCACCATGTAGCCACTTGTCAGTGCGCGGCTCTATAAGCCGCGCCTTCCTCACTTCCTCCATGAAGATGGCTGTGCCATCAGGAGCGGGGAGAGAGTGGGACCAGACGGTGGAGCGAACGTGATCCTCAATGAACCTGTGAACAGTGGTGCCAACAACGAAGTACCATGCTGGCAGACCCTCAGCCCTCTTCACCCTGGACAGATAGTACCCACGTGGGCACTCATTGTAACTGTATAGGGAGCTTGGACTGAGGTGATCAGGTAGCTCAATCATGCCTCAATTGTAGCACGTGACCGAGCGTCATAGCAGATCTTGCAGTACGTGCGCTTACCCAGGAAGTAGGCGTTCTCCCCATAGACAACATGTCCATTGGGGCAGACCCTCTTTGAGGTTCTCTCCTCCCGCTCCTCGGTGCAGATCTTGCAGTACTTGAGACCGTTCCTCATGAGAACGTTCTCACCCTCGATGTAGTGGAGCTTCTTGTTGCACTTCCTACGCCGGGGCTTAGAGCCCCCGGCGATACGCTTACCAGAGGCCTTCCTCTGTGAGGTGAGGTTGCAGGCCTTACACCTCTGGAACCCCTTCTTGGGGTCAATGAGGATGTTGTCAGCAGTCATCTCGTGAAGCTTGTTTCGACACTTCCGAATGCTTCCATCACTGTCATACATGGACTTTGGGAGTATGCCAGTCCTGTCATAGATCCTTGGTCGACCCTTCGGGTGAAGGTTTTGAGCATAGGGAAGGTATCCACCACGGACAGTGAACTCAAGTGTGTCAACGACTGCTTCAGTGGAGAGCTCCACGAAGCGATCGTCCAAACAATCCTGAGCAACTAGGCAGTTCATGCAGTTGTTCTCCACAAAAGACTGAATGATGTGGAGACGACTGGAAGGCTGGACAAACATGTCATTGCTGAGATCACCTCGACAGTGAGCATCGTCTGTCCAGTGCCTGTCCCTCTCGTACTCAAACTGAGGTCGGTTGTTCATAGTTTCCTAACGTTAAAAGGGCAGGGCCTTTAAGGCCCTGCCCTTACAACATCCCAACACGCTTCCAATGTAAGGATGTTGACACTGTTTCACCGGCCCCCTTTAGGGGGGCCGCTTACCATGTTCGAACCCCTGAAAAACATTATACTGACCGGCCGTCAAGGCCGTCAAGGGCTTGAGCATGTGAGCTACACCACATGACAGAGCGTAGCCAGGGGGCTACGCCTAGTCAGTCTCCTTACCCTGGTGACATGTGCATGCGCACTCAACCAGGGTCCACTCTCCCGGACACTGGTCATGCAGGTCGACCTCACAGGACACCGAGATGAACGGCTTGTTCACTTCTTCACCTTGTGGCAGGGGCATGCGCAGTAGACGCATGCCATGACGGACTGTGACTTCTCGTGGAAGTCACGCTTGCATGACTCACTGAGTCCCTCGTCTGCACGATCGGGAGTGTACTTCACAGGTTCTCTTCGATCCAGTCGGCGATCTCCAGGAAGGTCTTGTCATACTCGTCGTTCATGTTGGCGAGCTTGGTGTCGACACCGACATGCTCACCGAAACCGGCCCACTCGTAGACGGGACGGGGAGGGTAGGCGCTCTGACCATCGTAGTGGTACGGGCCGCCGTCCTGGTCCTGCTCCCTCTTCACTACCACCCCGCTCTTGATGGCCTCCTCGGAGAGGACGCCGAGGCAGCAGAGCTTGCCGTTCAGATTCAGGTAGTGCTTACCCTGCTCGTACTCACCGCTCCGAAGAGCGGTGAGCCACAGCCCCTTGGCAACAGGGTTCATCGGTTCGAACTCGGACACGTCTGATCCTTTCGTGTGCTACACTTCCTACATGACTACTGCATTCATCGTTCCGGACCTTCAGGTCCCTCTCCATGACTCAGTGTTCGTGGAGAAGCTCATTGGTGCAGCGGAGTACATCGAGCCTGACATCCTGCTCTTCATTGGTGACATCACCGACTCCACCGAAGTGGGTCGGTGGGTGAAGGGCAAGAGTGGCGAGTACTCCGGCCAGCTACAGGAAGCATTCGATACTACTTCCAAGATCATTAAGAGTTTCCGTCGAGCAGTCGGCGAAGACTGCGAGATGATCCTGATCGACTCCAACCATGACTCTCGCACCCAGGAGTACATCAGTGCCAACGCTCCGGCACTTGCAAGCCTTCGCAGCCTTGACCTGTCCTCACTCATTGGCCTGCGGAGTAGTGGCGTGTCCTACATCTCCGGCCCGTACGAGTTCCTTCCCGGAAGTGTTGCTGTTCACGGACATGAGCGCGCCTACTCCAGTGTCCCCGGAAAGTATGGACTCGCTCGTGTCCTTGAGTACGGTAAGAATGTGGTGTACGGACACACACACACCCCTCTACTGGTGTCTACGGCCCAGGGGGTGGATGAAGACCGGCATATTCTCTGGGCGATGAACGTTGGTCACGGTATGGACATGAGCAAGGCGAGCTATCTCAAGGATGGCTACGCCACCTGGTCTCAGGCGTTCGGCACTGTGACCTACGATGACGAGACTGGAGCCAGCATCCCTCACCTGTACTATGCACCCAATGGACGATTCGAACTTGATGGGAGGATCTGGTGACATACGTGAAGTGGAGGGGAACTCCGGTCAATGAGCTCAACTCATTCGACTATGCCAGGTTCAAGATCGAGGAGGGCCTCAAGGCTGAACTTGAGAGGGATGGTATCAATCCCGATCAGGTTGAATGGTATCCGGACTCGTGGAACATGGCATTCATACTCAACATCCCCGGACTGGCCAAGAGGTGGCTGAAGGAGCAGAGTGAATCAGATTGAACCATGGGTCAACCAGAGTGCTGCCGCAACAGCACGTGCCTACAGCACGTGGACTTCCTTCCCTGATGTGCGACAGCATCTCTGGTCATGGGCCTATGCGAACGAGAAGAGGGTACGTGAGTACCTCACTCACCAGGACGGTGAGCGCATTATCCGATCCATCCTCAACAGGGAGGCAAGGAACTACGCGATCAAGGAGCGCGCAACTATGACCGGATACTCTCCAGAAGACGTCGCATGGTATTCCATCACCGCAATCAGGAACATACTGCCAGACGTGTTTGACCACGAGGACTGGCAGACTTCCGAGGTTGGCAGCGGTGGACGTGGCAGCAAGCCAACCTCATGGGGAGGTGACAAGCTTGCTGCGATCATCGACGTTAAGGGAGCAATGAACACGCTCCCCGCCGACAGGGTTGCACTTCTTCGGGAGCATTTTGCCAACGGTACTACAACCGAAGTGTGCGCAGTGATGTTCGATCTGAATGTGGAGACTGTGCGAAAGCGCATTCAGCGTGCTCTCAAGTACATCTCCAACCAGCTCAACAATCCTCGACCGGCAGACCCCATGGAGGGTGTGACCTATGAGGAGTGGAGCAAGAGCAAGCACTTCTATGACACGCGCGGCAAGTTCCGCCGCGCGATGAGCAATGCAGCAGCACGAAAGGCTACTGAGTTCTGATGAGGTACAACTACGAAGAGCGCAAGGCTCTCGCTGAGGCCAACCGAGTGTTCAATGAGGCGGTCGAGGCGTCCCGCAATGCTCGCGCTGATGCCGAAAGGGCAGGCGCTGCCGTCAACAATGCACTGGTTGCCCGCACCAAACTATACAAGGCGGCGGAGGAGCGCTATCAGAAGTCCGAGCGTGAGCGGGCGGCTAAGCAGAGGGAGCGAGATGCCTCCTGGAAGGCCGTGAAGGCCCGTATAGCGGCCGATAAGCTAGCCGCTGAGGCCAAGGCCCAGCGCTCCTTTGATGAGCGCGTAGACGCCTTCACAGAGGATCTCAAGCGCTCCCTTGCTGAGCATGGTCTCAAGCTTCTGGGAGGATGGACGGATGGTCCCGTCCCTCACTACACCGGCACTCACGTGGGGGTGGCATCTACCACATCCGAGCACAAGGTAACCCTACGTGTACAGATTGGACAGGGATTGAAGCGCTGACCTGTCAATGGAGCCCCCACCCCTGAAGGTGGGGGCTCTCTTCACAGTCTCAGTCCTTCTTGATGAGCGCGGAACCGGCAGGGTGCAGAGCCTTTGCGGCTGCGACCTCCAGCTTGCGCTGCTTGACTGCATCGTCGTGCAGCCATTCGATCACCCTGCCGAAGGTGAATCCCATCAGCAGGCCGAAGACGAACGCGAAGAAGAAGTTCCACCAGGAGAACACGTCGCCCAGCAGACCACTGATGAAGCCTGACACCAGGATCAGTGCGATGTGCAGGGTGAAACGGACGGAGTTACGGTGCATCAGTTACCCCGAGACATGCGACGGACGATGAGGATGATGGAGATGCTGTTGCAGACCGTGGCGAAGCTCTGCGCAACGCTGAGGATGTGTTCTGCCGTTGTCACTTACTCTCCTTGTCGAACATGAGTTGGAACTTGAGCTTGAGCAGCTCGGACTCAGCCTTGACTGACCGGCTGATCTCCATCGAATAGAGAACGATGACCGCCATCAGCACCACGAAGGATACTGACGCAACGATCCAGGCGATCACACCTCAACCTCGGTGACGCGGACTTCCACCTTGTACAGGCGGTAGCCCTCGCCGGTCGTGATGAAGGAGATCTCCCCAGCGTCACGGGCAACCTGCTCAGTGTTACCCTGTTCCGGGTAGCAGCACGAGCTGTTCTTAACGAAGTGATCCAGGAGATCGTGTTCAGTAAACACCGAACCGGCACGCATTGCGTCGAACGTGATCCACTCAGCCATGCCAGGTATCCCCGATCTTGTAGTTCTCGTAGACAACCCGCGAGACGCAGATGTCTTCTTCCTTGCCGTTGTCACCCTTGATCTCCAACTCGTAGCACTCATCGTGCCAGTCGTTGTGATACTGCCAGGATGAACAGTTGTTGTTGGTCTTGGGCTTGCCCTTGACCCACTTCTTGCACTTGCCGATCAGCTCGGAATGTGCGGCGGAGTATTCCTTTTCCACCACTGTTCCACGGTTGAGATGGGGCTGCGCCGTAGCGCAGCCTGTCACCGCAACGAGACCAGCCATCATGAGGACGTAACGCCTCATCGAAGATCCTCCTTGATGACAACCTTCACCACGTGATCCCGGTTGAGGAGCTCGGGTCGGTTGTTACCATTGTTGACCAGGAAGAACTGGTTAACACGCATGATTGAAGCGATGCCGTCGACCAGCACATGCGGGTCGTCGTCGCCACCCTTGTGCAGAGCGTAGCCACCCGTGGACAGGGTGAACCATGCCACGTATGTAGTCACTTACCTACTCTCTTCTTGTAGAACCTGAGAAGGTCGGTGGTCGACTCCGTATATAGCAAGCCAGTCTTTTCGTGGCGCAGTAGTGCTGCCTTATTGACCATGGCTTCTATGGAGAAGACCGCATCTTGGCGGAACAGTAGACTGTCCCCCACTTTGAGATCCACGGTAGGCACCAGGATTTTGTCAATCGTAGACTGACTTGCCGTAGCATCCTTGTAGATCTTCATGAGCGGGGAGTTAGTGTAACCGAACCAGCCGAGATGAGAGTCGGAACTGACACACCACATCATCTGGTGGTCACCCTCAAGCTCAACCCCAGCCCATGCCACGATGTACGTGACACTGCTCCAGGGTGTCTTGAAGGCTGTTCCTCTCTCCGGAAGAAGGGTGACGGGCTTGAACAGGGAATCAGCCTTAGCTTTCTCCTTGTCCTTCTTGGCTCTGTCACTCTTCCGAATGGCATCAATGATCTCTCGCGCTACTCGGTTGGACGTGTGCCCCTCCCAGTCCCGCTCAAGAATCTCGGAAACCATGTCGGCTTCCGCTTGTGTAGCCATAAACCCTCCTCCCTTGAGCTGAGATGCTCACTCAACGGGCGGCCCCGAAGGGCCGACCCGCTCAGAGTTGTCTCAGATCTCCTCACCCGAGAAGGCGTGACTGTAGCCCTCCCAGTTGTCCACACCGGCCGCCTCCAGAAGGGACAGCTCGATGTCACGCTCTCGCAGCACGGCGAGATCCTTTTCCAGCTCCCGGATCTTTGCCACCAGCTCCGCGTTCTCGACAGCCTTGTTCAGGAGTTCGGACTGGAGAGCCTCGAACTCTTCACGCGCCACGGGCTTGGGCTTGGGCTGGCGACCGTACTTCGCACGTGCCGCAGCCAGATCGACCACTCGGTAGTAGAGCGTGCGACCCTGCTGGCCCTGCACCTCCGCCTCACCGGCCGCAATGGCCTTGTCGAGGTGGTTGGAGAGCGTGGCGGGCGTCTTGTCTCCGAGCTCACGGGCGTAGTTCACGACGGAGTCGATCTGCTCACCGTGCTCGTTGAAAAGCTTCATGATTGTTCCTACCCTCTTCCCATTGATACCACTGTGGTATCGGGTCAACATCCGGGCCAGAGCCCGGATGCTCACCTTGAGTACAGTGGTTACTTCTCGTAACCGGCGTCCCTCTTTGCGAGTCCGACGGAGTACATGGCGCCGATCGCCGATCGTGCGGCGAACACGGAGACAGCCCACGATGCACCGATGTCCTGGAGGGACTGTGCCGTACGCATGGCGATCAGTGCATCATCGGTGAAGAAGATGTTCTCCTCCGCGAGCTGACCCACTGCGCCACTCCACGAATCGTACCGACCGACGTGCTTGAGAACGCCGAGCTTGCCGAATGCCTGACCGATGATGCACATCGGGATGCGCTCACCGTCGTAGGCCAGGTCTCCACCGAGGCCGACGCGCTCGCCCTCCGGGTAGGCCCAGTTCTGGCACGCGATGCCGGACCACTTCTCACCATTGATGGCTTCGTACACGTCACCGTACCCGTAGTCCTTGTCCTTGTCTTCGACGAGAGTATCGAAGATGTGAAGGAGCTCGGACGAGTCGATGATTCGCTTCTCGTTGGACATGATCACTCTCTTCCCCAACACCAGTGTGGTGCTGCCTGAACCGGCATGCGAGGCATGCGCGGCTCAAGTTAGCCACAAGGCTACGGCTTGCGCTTCTCACACAGCCATACGTTCCACTCTTTGTCCTTCGGATCCCACATAACCCTGAAACAGTGAGTGTTGAGCTTGCCCCAACTACGGAGCATCTTGCCTCCGCGATTGAGGACCCAGTCGTTTGCGGTGGACTGGTCGTTGAACGATGCAATCCACCGCACAATCTTGGAAGCCACTAGAGCCTCTCCGAACCTGCCATGATGGCACTGTTGATCGAGTTGTACCGAGTGGGCATGTGCTCCTCATTGGGCAGCCTTACCCACCATCCCGCACCATGTCCCCATCGCTGGGAGATGCGGAACACCGGGCGCACCTGTCCTGCGAGGTACACATCCCTCTCCAGTCCGTTCACCTTCTGAGTGGTGAACTGGCAGCGGGAGAAGGCTGCCCTGCGAGGTGTGGACTTAACGGCCAAGCTTCACCGCCATGTAGACGTGAACATCCGACGGACTGACCCTGAGGATCTCGCCGAGGCGGTTCTTCAGGATCTGTTCGGTGTCGTTACCACTCACGTAGACAACACGTGACCTGATAACGTCATCGCTTCCGATGGTGTACTCGGCATCCCATGTACCGGGGCCGGAGCCCCGGAGGGTTGCAGGTCGGTTAGGCGACATGTCCCCACACCTCCACGTGTGCATCAGCAGGGTAATCGATGGTGTACTTCCTGCCACTCATGACGAGTTCCGTGAGGATAGTGCACTGGTCGCCGTGCATGATGACACCCTGGACGTAGGCAAGATCGTAGGCCTCATCGTCAGAGTTCATGCACTGAACCAGATCGCCCCTACTGAGCAACATGATTGCTGTAGATGCCATAATCTCTCCCCTTTCACCAGCCTGAGCGGCTGATAGAACCGGCGCCTCTCGCGAGACACCGGCTCGACTGTCGCTCAGATCAGCACTCTTCTGCGTCGGGGACCGTGGGGCCCCAGAGCCGCTTGCGCCACTCCGCCTCGAATGCGTCGTTCATCTCACCCGTCCCGTCGAATCCGAAGTAGCGGGGGCGGAGTCCACCAGAGCAGGACGAACAGCAGTAGTACTCCTCGCCGTCGTTCGGGATCTTGTCCCACGCGTCAGCGTTGGAGATTGCCTCCCCCAGGACGCTGGTGCCGACGAAGTAGGAGCCGTACACCTGCCCCAGGATGCAGTCCTGGGCATCGTGGTGGTGGTACGTCTCCCGGTCGATCTTGTCTCGCCAGTTTTCGGGGCCGTACGTGTCCAGCAGGTCGATCCCACGGGACACGGCGTCCTCGATGACGATACCGTTGATCTCCATTGAAACTCCCTTCCCTTCGATGCCACGCGGCACCGGGACAAGCAGCGCGCTTTAGGCGCGCTGCCTCTCCTTGATTGCGTGACTGTCAGCTGAGACGACGCTTCCACTCGTTCGTCAGTACGTCGCTGGCCGTGTGGGGGTCGGCGCAGAATCCGTACTCTTCCTCATCGAAGTCATTTTCGACGTTCGAGAGGATCTCCGATCCCTGGCTGTAGTCTCCGAAGATCTGGCCCAGGATGCACCACCGGACGGACGCCAGATCGAGCATGTCGGTGTCGACCAGCTTGCGCCAATTCGGGATGACACGGCCGAGGAGATCCATACCCTTGTCGACCTGCTCCGAGACGTTGCTCGGGTCGATGGCGCCCTCTTCGATCATGGTGTTGACCCGCGACACCGCATCCCAGTGGCGTGCGGTGTCGCAGATGTGGAGCTCGCCCGACTTGAGTTCGTCCTCAGAGTCGTTGTAGAGGGTCCACGTCCAGTCCTCGCAGGTGTAGGCGGTACCGAAGGTTCCGCCACCCACCTTGTCGATGGCCATGATGTAGTCCGAATCGTTGATCACGACGGCGAACACGAGCTCATGGTTGTTGAGCATGATTTCCCTCTTCCCTTAGGGTTTTCATGGGTAGACCCGACACAGTGTGCAGGATCTAGACCGGACACAGTCCGAAGACTGTGTCCTGCCCGGCGGGACGTAGGTACGATTCACCTCGAAACCATCCGAAGATGGTTGAGAGATAGCCTCGATCATGTCCCACCTAGGGAAGAAAGGGGGTTTGAAGGCCTACCCGCCTAGGTTCAGGCTAGGTTGCCAGCGATATGCAGTTCTCAAGTAACGTGCGTTCCCTTTCGCGCCAACATGGGCGGGTCCGGTCCTACGGGGTTGTAGCCCCCGATGGGCACCCTCTCGGGTATATTGCAGATCTTTGGCCAAGTGGTGCACCCGGGAGCCTGTTTCCCGTCTTGCTGTCCTGCGGTTCGATCCTTGCGGATCTGGGTTTCGCTGTCAAGACCCCAGTTTCGCAGTTTCTGCTCTAGGCTTTGCCGTTGATCAGGATTCGTACTACCGACCTTGTGACTGATCGATTACCTGACGGTTGCCGAAGGAGCGTTTCAAGCAAGGATTGTCAGCCCCTTGCCCTTGTTGTCTGCGGTACTGCTGTCTTGCTTGACTCGAACCTAGCGGCTCTCGCCTTGTGTGTCTAGCCCCCAGTTTCAGCGGCTTAGCTCGGTTCTTAGAGGTCGTCAGTCAGGTAGGGTCCGCCACTAAGGTCCGCCCATTTCAGTGAGGCGTTCAGTTGCCCTCACCTAAGTGAGGCTTTGCCCGGTGTCCCGGGTCCTCACTGTCCTTCGTCCGTATCTCGTTGTTGAACCTTGCCTCGCCACCGGTTTCGCTGGTGACAGGCAAGACACTAGGGGTTACCCGAGGTAACACCAATACTCACGTTGTACTGACTTTTGTTTGCGCAGGCCAGAGGGTGTTTGGGGCCCTTCCCCTTTCCCGCTGGGCGAGTGCGTACGCGTGCGCGTAGAGAGCACATGGGGCAGGCTTGCCCCCAGAAGGGCCTACAAGGGGTCACAGGCGGCCCCGTAAGGCCGCCCTGGTCTCATCTATCAGGCAACAGGCTCACAGGCCGTTCTAGGGCCCTTCCAGGGCTTCTCTCAATGAGTGAGTAGTTGAACCTTGAACCAAGTCGCCGGCAATCAGGTTTGTGCGAGCTTTGTACCCTAACTGTCATGGCAAAGAGGAGCGCCCCGAGGGGCGCTCCTCTGGTCTAGACCTCTCGTCTCATGCGTGCACGTGCATCCAGCCGTGTGCGCACGAAGTTGTCCACCTTCCTCAGCCTGTCCCGTGCTCCCTCCTGGTCCTGAGCAGCGGCCTCAGGGTCGTACAGGCCGTATTTCTTCTCAAGGGTGACCAGGTAGCTGTGCCTGAGCTTGGGGGTGGACGCGTTGGTCCACCCGAGGAACTGGTTCCCGCTGATCATGGCGTACCGCCCGACCTCGGGAACGAAGAACACGCCCCTCAATCAAAACCTCCGGAGGATGAACCGGGCCACGCGCTGACGCACGGTGGCCTTGGGAGCGGGAGAGGGGAGGGTCACGAAGGGAGCAGCGGCCAGCTTCTCAAGGGCAGCCACCACGGGGCAGACCTCGCGGTCACGGTCGAATGCCGCCACCAGGTCAAGCCAGGCACCCTCGGCATTCGCGTTGTCCGCTGCCTCAAGCTGCTGAGCGTTCATCGCTGCCTCCCTCTCTCGCGTATGTGTGTTGCGCCGCACACGCTGCCCCTACGTGGGCTCACGCGTCAATACCCATGCACACGATCACTCCAGATCATTCACACTTTCTCCACATGTGTAGGGCTCGCCCCGAAGGCGAGCCCCTTACAGTCATGTGTATTCATGGATATTGGTCCTTACATCCGAATGGACTAGACCACATGGCCCAAGTGGACTAGACCAGTGTGGTCACCTGCGTATATAGATGGGTGTCTATATGAAAACCATTGCCAATAAGACATGGATAGTGGTGCTGCCCATGTGTGTGCGTCTACACGTGCGTAGACAGGTGTGGTGGGCAGGGGTCTATCGCCCCCACCATGTGACATTGCACTGTCCCCATGGTCACACATGTATGCACATGCGCTCACATGCATACACATGCACGCACCAGGCGTGGTCTAGACCACATGTGATCAGAGTGGTGTAGACCAATGGTCCAGACCGCGGTATAGACCAATTTGGACAGTGGTCTAGACCTCTCCGACCAGTGGTGTAGACCAATGGGCCCACAGGTCTAGACCGGTACCCGGGGGTTTTAAATCGCGGCTCTGGGTGGGTGGGTCAGTCCCCAAACAAATGTTGCATAAAGACTGTGACCTACGTCACACCATGTACGAACGATCCTTGTCCTGCTTGGCCTCTGACTACGTTACCAAATCGTTACAAAGATGTTTGTCCCATAGGTGTCCGGTGGACTACGTATATATAGTGGGGGAACCAGTGAACACATGTGCTCATGGAGCGAAGCTCGTGGGAGGCGCCCCCCTGAAGGGGGGCCTAGACATCACACATCCTCAACATCGCTCATGAGAGCAACAGAGTGCACATGCTCACATGGTCATCATGATGTGCATGCCTGATGCTTGGGCAGCCCCCTGAAGGGCTGCCCTCATGCATGTAAAGTGAGTAAAGTCCTTAGTCTTGCTAACCACCTGCTCTGTGGTATTTACCCCCCGCTCAAAAAGCGGCCCCCTGAAGGGCCGCTGTGAAGCATGTCAATCATGAGGTAACTATGATCAGGGAGCTATCCACTCCACAGAAGAAGTCGGCGTTTCACAGGCTTGTCCAGGCTGGCGTCCCCCGCACTAAGGCTGCGGATGAAGTCGGTGTAACACTTCAGGCTGTAAGCTACTGGCGTCGACAGGATGCCGAGTTCCGTGCAGCGGATGACAGGCTCAGGTCTGTACGGCTTGAAGTGGAGTCGTCCGCAAGGGACGACATGCCGGACTTCGAGGAGTTCTGCCGTAAGTACCTGGACACGCAACTGTTCAACCATCATCTTCAGTGGGTGGACTGCCTTGAGGGGCGAGAGCCCCGCAACCTGCACGAGAACCAGGTGTACATCAAGGGAGAGCCCGAGTTCCTTCTGATCAACACTCCACCGGAGCATGCGAAGTCCACGACGATCACGATGAACTATGTGACATACCGGATCTGTGATGACCCGAACATCCGTATCATCATCGTGTCCCAGACTCAGGAGATGGCGAAGAAGTTCCTTCGCGGTATCAAGGACAGGCTCTCGTCCCCGAACCCGAACTATCGCAAGCTTCAGATCGACTTTGCTCCGGATGGAGGGTTCGCCGCCAATGCGGCGAGCTGGACTGCTGACTCCATCTATGTCAGCTCGGACCTTCGAGACTCTGGTGAGAAGGACCCGACCGTTCAGGCCCTCTCCATCGGTGGTCACATCTATGGATCCCGAGCGGACCTGATCATCCTGGACGACTGTGTCACTGGCAAGAACGCTCATGAGTATGAGAAGCAGATGGACTGGCTTCAGCGAGAGGTCTACAACCGACTCTCCTACCCCGGAGGAGTCTGCCTACTTGTGGGAACTCGACTCGCTCCGACTGATCTGTACGGAGAGATTGTCAAGGACGAGTACTACGGCGAGGAGGAGTCCCCGTGGACTTACCTGACTCAGCCTGCTGTTCTTGAGTTCGATGAGGATCCGAAGAAGTGGGTCACTCTGTGGCCCTTCACCAACAGGCAGCCCGTTTCCAAGGTCGGTAAGGCTCTTGTTGAAAAGACCAAGGACGGCCTGTATCCTATGTGGACAGGCACGGCGCTCAAGAAGCGCCGAGCATCCATGAGTCCCCGAAACTGGGAACTCGTCTACATGCAAGCACAGGTGGTCGATGATGCGATCTTCCCAGAGAAGGCGGTCCTTGGTTCTGTTGACGCAGCCCGGCAGCCAGGGCCTATGCCTCCAGGTACGGCCCAGGGGCGTCCCCGTGGCCTTGAGGGTTGCTACGTCGTTGGTGGGTTCGACCCGGCGGTTACTGGTAATTCGGCTGCGGTTGTCATCGCGATGGATCGAGCTACGGGTATCCGGTGGGTACTGGATGTTTGGACCAGGCCTACGAAGCCGGATGACATCTTCGACAAGATCAAGGAGTGGACGGTAAAGTATCGCATGAACGAGTGGCGTATCGAGAAGAACGCCATGAACCTCATGGTGACCCAGAACCGAGAGATTCGGTCCTTCCTGGCATCCCGAGGATGTCTTCTGAGGGAGCACTTTACCGGAAGCAACAAGTGGGACGCGGACTTCGGAGTCGCGTCCATGTCCATGCTGTTCGATGGATACGAGAACAAGAAGCAGCTCATCCGCCTGCCCAATAAGCAGGCGGAGGGAGTCAAGGCTCTCATTGGTCAGCTTGTCACCTGGGAGCCTGATGAGCCTGGACGTAAGTCCAGGCGCAAGACCGACTGTGTTATGGCTCTCTGGTTCGCGGAGATCCGATGCAGGGAGCTTGTCGATGAGGTCAGCAAGCAGGAGGAGTACCACTACTCCAACCCTTACGCATCCGAGCGGGACAAGAGGAAGCAGGCCGTGATCGATCTGGACTACATGGCTCAGGCCGCAATGCATGGCGACAGCACGATGAATTGGTGGTCGGGATGAAGTTCAGTGAGCGAGCGGCCGACAAGCTGGCCGGAGTGATGGGGTCATGGAAGTTCGTTCTGGGCCAGGCAACCTTCCTCTGTGTGTGGTTTGCCTGGAATGGTTTGCACATGACCGGGGCGTGGGACCTGTACCCGTTCATCCTCGCCAATCTTGTGATGAGCGCACAGGCTGCCTTTGCCACACCGATCCTGCTGATGAGTGGCAACAGGGCGGCGGCTAATGACCGCCGCACTCTACTCGAAGACGTGAAGCTTGATGCTGAGACGCTTGAGCGTATCAAGCGCATAGAGGAGAAGATCAATGAAGTTTGTAAGCCGAGCTGATCTCGGATGGCCAGCGAGTGCGGCGGCCGATTGGCCGACCGCCAAGGGTGTGAAGGTTCACTACGAGGGGACCGCTGTTCACATCGACTCGCACGATGAGTGTGTGCAGGAGTGGAAGGACATTCGCGCCTCCCACCTCGCCAACAAGGCCGAAGGGTATGTGGATGTGGCATACAACTTCGGAGTGTGCAAGCACGGATACGTCCTTGAGGGACGTGGTATCCGGAAGAAGACCGGAGCCAATGGTAACCAGACCCTGAACGGCGACCACTACTCGGTGGTCGGATTCCTGGGAGACTCTGGCGACACCCAGCCTACTCCTGAGATGATCGAGGGAATCAAGGACGCAATCGCATACCTGCGCCGCAATGGAGCGGGGAATGAGATCAAGGGACACCGCGATGGATACGCCACCTCATGCCCAGGCGAGCCCCTTTACGCTCTCGTGCGCAGTGCTGCACTTGAGCCCGGAGATGCTCCCGTGCCAGTGCCCAGCCCCTCCCCCGCTCCAACCCCTAACCACCCGTGGCCCGGAATCTATCTCAAGCTCGGAGCGAGTGGAGATGTGGTCCGAACTGTACAGGCGCGCCTTCACGATCGCGGTTGGACTATCGGAGTAGACGGAAGCTTCGGTCCACAGACCGACAAGATTGTCCGCGCATTCCAGCGCGATAAGAACCTGACCGCAGACGGGATCGTGGGCAAGCTCACGTGGAACGCACTGTGGAACGCACCGATCACCTGAGGAGGTGACGAATGGTACGGACTCTTGAGGAAGTCGCCCGAAAGGTCGAGGCCCTTAGGGATGCCGCACGAGACCGGGATCAGCGACAGAGGGATGTCCGTGACGTTCGCTCCGGTGATATCGATACCGTGATGCCAGGGGCCATGCCTGAGCCATGGCCCCATCCGGTAGTGGCAAACATGATTGACACGACTGCCCGTGACACTTCAGAGGTTATGGGTCAGATGCCGTCGATCAACTGTTCCAACTCTCTTCAGGTCTCCGACAGGAGCAAGAAGATCTCCAGTCGCAGGACCAGGATCGCCTCTCACTACATCCTCGCTTCGAGGCTGGAGAACGGCGAGCAGATCAAGGCCTGCGATCACTACCTCAGCTACGGCATGACCGTGTATGTGGTAGAGCCCGACATGGAGCGCAAGGTTCCCGTCATCAGGGTTGAGAACCCTGTTGGTGCATACCCCGAGTTCGATGTCTTCGGTGGGCTCAGGTCCTACTCGCGCATCTGGCGCGAGGAGACCATCTCACTGATGGCTAAGTATCCATGGCTACAGAAGATGCTCACTCGCAAGGACACGTACGGCAAGGACTATCTCCCCGAGAGGGAGATCGAGATCTGCAAGTACATGGATGCCAACTGCATGTACATGTATCTTCCGGCTCACTCGAATACAATCCTTGAGGAGATGGAGAATCCACTCGGTCGCCTGACGGTCCGAGTGGCTGTCCGCCCATCCTTCGACGGTGAGATCCGTGGCGCCTACGATGACGCGATCTGGGTCTACCTCGCGAAGTCCCGCATGGCAATGCTTGGACTTGAGGCGACCGAGAAGGCTGTACGTGCACCTCTCGCAGTTCCGCGAGATGTTCAGCGCATGGTGTTCGGTGGTGACTCCATCATCCGAACCGACAGTCCCGAGAAGATCAAGTATGTAGGCATCGACCTTCCACAGTTCGCGGCACAGGAAGAGCAGCTCCTTGAGAGGGAGCTGCGTATGTCCACTCGAACTCCAGAGGCTCGCGGTGGAAACCTCGACGCATCGATCATCACCGGCAAGGGCGTAGAAGCCCTGATGGGTGGATTCGACACCGTCGTGACCACAGGCCAGCAGGTGATCGGGATGGCGCTTCGTGGCGCCATCGAGGATGCGTTCTTCATCGATGAGAAGATCTGGCCCGATGAGAAGAGGACTATCCGTGGCGTGGTTCAGGGGACTCCGTTTGAGGACTCCTACGTACCGTCCAAGGACATCAACGGTAACCACACCGCAGATGTCACTTACGGGTTTGCCGCAGGTCAGGACCCGGCCAGGGCAATCGTGGCCCTGCTCCAGCTGCGCGGTGACCAACTGGTGTCCCGAGACTTCGTGCAGCGACAGCTGCCGATGCAGATCGATGTAGTCCAGATGCAGACCCAGATCGATACCGAGCAGTTCAACGATGCCCTCAAGGCGGGTATCCAGGGTGCCATGCAGGCGATCCCTCAGATGGCACTTCAGGGTATGGATCCACTTCAGCCTCTCATGCAGATGGCGAAGGTCATGGACCTGCGAGCCAAGGGCACTCCGGTGCATGAGGCGATCCTCAAGGCCTTCACGCCTGAGCAGGCCCCACAGGGCCCTCAGAACCCTCTTGAGGCCGCGATGGGAGGATCACCCCAGGGAGCGCCCGCAGGCGCTCCTACACCCCCTGGAGCCCCTCAGGGAGGCCAGGACGTAATGCAGATGCTGGCGTCCCTCAGGGGGAGCGGGGAAACCAACATGAACGTGCGAACTAGGCGAGAGCAGTCCATCTAATGACAGTCCCAACCGTCGGCAGGATCGTCCACTACAAGAGTTACGGAACTCCCGGAGGGGAGTTCGAGTCTGAGTGTCGAGCAGCAATCATCGCTTCCGATGTAAACCCGCTCAGCATGGAGGCGACTCTTGTCGTGGTGAATCCTACCGGCCTCTTCTTCAATCAGCAGTGCAAGCATGATCCACACACTAAGAAGGGTGGCACTTGGCACTGGCCGGAGGGAACCCCTAATGCATGACTGTGCATACGCCAACGCGATTGGCAAGCCGGTCTACTTCATCACCACTGAAGAGGGTGTTGAGGTTTGTGGCTTCTGCCACGTACCCAAGACGCAGGCGCCCAAGGCACCTGCCAAGACAGTAAGGAAGTAACATGCCTGGTCCGAACAGCCAGTCTCCATTCGAGGCCGCTCTTGGTGGTGCCTTCTCCGATCACCCACGTTCCAACAAGTGGGCGGATGAGGTAGGCGCTGCTGCGACCTGGGAGACCTCTACCATGGAGTCTCGCTCCATGGGCGACTCCCGTCACATCGACCCGACCTCCAGCCCAGCCTGGAACACCACCACCATCGTTCAGACTCCGGTCACCAAGGGTGGATCCGGGGCGAACTACGATTCCTCTCTGCCGAATCACTAAGGGGTAACCATGCTGGGCGACGACGAAGAGATTGAGATAGTGAGCATTGAGCCCATGCTCCACAACAGGTGGGCTATCATCGCTCCTGGACTTGACCTCGTGTCCAACATTGCTGGAGAGTTCCAGCAGACGTTCAAGATCTGGGCGGTATTCGCCGCCCAGCATGGCTGCCAGCGTAACTACGACAGGAAGTTCAGGGAGGTAATCGATGGCCATTCCCGTGAGCGGTCCGGGACCGATGTCCCAGAGGACTGATCGTCAGCCCATGGCCTCACTGCCCAATGCTGACTACGGTGAGCAGAAGGCTTACAAGCAGCTCCAGCAGGATGCTCCGGTAGCACAGTCCGGAGGGATGCCGAGCGGGGGAGGAACAGACTTCGCCGCACTGTTCGGCAATGCCGCCGACAGGGTGATCCCAATGAATGCGGAATCCTCTCAGCCCGGAGTGCCAGTCACATCCGGCGCCGATATGGGCGCTGGTCCTGGAACCAGTGCACTCAACCTGGGAGATCCGAAGTCCAAGCAGGATCTTCAGAATCTGGCAGGACAGCTCCCCTTCCTTGAGTGGATGGCCAATCGTCCCAACGCAAGCTGGGGACTTCGCCAGCTTGTCAGGAAGGTGAAGGCTTCGCTATGATTCCCACCAGTATTGTTCCGCTGTACCAGTATCCGGGCGGAGTCTTCGATGAGCTCGGATCACTCGTTACAGTCATGCCGGACTATCCGGCATTCGCCATGGATATCTGGTCTACACCGGCCAGCACGGATGCACGAAACATCATGGCATCCTCAATCATGCAGTCCGGTATCACACCATACGGAGAGTAGATGAACACGCCCACTCCACAGCCAGGCTTCGCACCTGCGCCGGTCAACAGCAGTCAGTGGAACTCCCAGTGGATTCAGGCTGCGGCAGATGCCCGCATGCAGAACACTCAGGACCGCACTGCCGCTGGTACTGCCGGTGTCGCCGACTGGCTTCTCCACCCCATCGAGTGGGCCGGTTCAAAGATCCATGCCGTCTACAGCACCATCATCTCTCGCCCGCTCGCAACGCCATTCCTGGCGTTCTATGGCGCAGCAGCAGAGGCTGAGGACACTGGGGACGAGTGGGCCCGCATCTTCTCCGGAGACACGTGGGACAAGGCGTACCAGCAGGCCAAGCACGTCTCTCCCGGCCAGGCTCTCGGCTTCGGTATCATCCACTTCGGTGAGGGGCGCGAAGAGTTCCGCAAGTCCATGGGCAAGGAAGTCATCAAGACTGTCGAGACCGAGCCCGGCAAGTTCGAGACCGTCAACCTGAACAAGACTGGAATCATCTGGGACAGCCCTGAGGCTGTCAAGGGATACTATGACCACGGTGTGCAGAAGTACATCTCCGGTGGTCTCGACTTCGCAGCATCCTGGTATCTGGATCCACTGGTACTCGGAGGCAAGACTGTGGGTCTTGCCCGTCGAGCAGCTTACGTTCGTCCGGCATTCGCAGGAGTCGAGAGTAAGAACCTTGCCCAGAAGATCACCGGTACCGGTGGCAAGAAGAACCTGATCGACAACAACCTCAAGTCTTCCGCCTTCGGCGAGATGAGCAATCTCATCGTTGCCAACAAGGCGAAGCTTGGAGACCAGTTCACCGAGTGGGTGACCCACCAGGCCTGGGCGAAGAACTCCAGGGACAGTGGCTCTATGGCTGCCGCACTAACGGCAGCCAAGGATCAGGATGAGGTTAACCACATCCTCGCCATCTCCATGGGAGACAAGGGTGCACTGAAGGCGCTCCAGGCGAAGAATGCTGTACTCGGTGCGCAGATGGAGATGCTTGAGGCCCAGCACAAGGGACTCGTCACCAACTTCCCATCGAACCCCACTCCATTCCAGGCTGGCCTTCAGCAGTTCCAGCTTCAGGGTGTATCCGACGCGATCAGTAAGATCTCTGCACAGCAGCAGCACGTTGAGCGTATGCTCAACCTTGAGGACTCCATGTTCAACGGCATGTACTTCATGCCGGGACTGTCCAAGATCGCATCCAACTTCGGTCAGCATGCACGTGGTCTACAGACCACCAACTCCATGAAGCTTGCGAAGGCTGGCGGTCTTAGGACCGCAGCCATGAGCCTTGCATACAACAACCTGTATGTGCGTCCGGTCAGGGTTCTGACCGGTACCACCTTCAATGGTGTGCGTGCACCCGGTCACATCAACATTGATGCAGAGGACTCCTACAGGGCGTTCGATGCTTCTCTCGGTCAGGCCAAGGTGTGGACTCAGCAGGAGCGCGCCGTTCGAGTCGGCGCGTACATCAATGCCGATTCCGCCGGAAGGAATGCGGTTCTCCAGGCTGCCGACATGGAGACCTTCAAGAGGATTGCCGACAAGCACGGCATGAATCCTGATGATGCTCAGGCTCTGTACCGCACTCTCGGTGGAATGAAGGGGCGTGCCCGCGATGGGCAGGTCTACTCCACCGCCAACATCACCACTCCAAATGGTGGAGTTCTCCGCGCTGACCACGTGGATGATGCGGGAAACCTGATCGTCGTCAGGCCGGTGTTCAACACTCAGCTTGAGAACACTCACATCATGACCGACTATGAGCACCTTGATCGCGTTCTGTCCATGACGGCAGCACCTTTCAAGAAGCTCTTCAATGAGGCTGCGATCCGCAGCAAGCACAAGGCTGGCACCAAGGCCAACGCCAATGAGGCCATGGAGGTCGCTCTCAAGGGAGTCGGCAAGACTGCCGGGGCGAAGGCTCTCGCCACGCGTGAGGTCGGTGCCGACATGCTTGAGGTCATGAACAAGATGTGGAAGTTCAACGTGCTTCTGCGTATGGGCTACGGACCGCGCGCCATCGCGGACGACTTCATGGGTCAGGCTGCACGCTTCGGATCTGCAAGTCTCTTCCTTGAGCGCGCTGCTCGCGGTGGTCGCAACCTTGCCAACCGCACCATGAACCGCATGATGCACGATGTAACCGGATACCAGCAGCAGCTTGCATCCGTCGACATGGGCATCGAGAACCTGACCAAGATGGTTGCCCAGCATGAGGAGAACCTTGCTCGGGTCAAGTCCCTTCCCGCTCCCACCAAGAGTGCGAAGGCTGCCCGCCAGAGGCAGCAGCAGCTTGCCAACGTTCAGCAGGCTTACGATGACTCGATCAGTCAGATCGAGGCACTGAAGAGCTACCGCAACAAGCTGAATGAGACCAAGGGTTCTCTCGGTGACAACTATGTGATCATGGATGACGGAACGGCCTTCGCTAGGCCGTTCGAGGGAACCGCTGGTCAGATGTTCCGAGACCTCAACAGTGGTCGCAGGACCCTCGACAGCATGATGGGTGGAACCGCATCCGACATGTGGAATGCCTACAGGAGCGGGGACTGGAGGGCAATCACCCGAGCCGACGAGACGTTCAATGAGTCTTGGATGCGAGTGGTTCAGAACCAGATTGCCCACGATGATGCAGCTGTGGCCTACCTGAATGGCCAGGATCTTGAGCGATGGTTCAGGACTCCTGCCGGAAGGGCATACCGCAACGCCTCTGGTATCAGGTCCCTCTCTCCTGCCGAGCATGCGGACAGGATCGCCACTTCCGTCGACCACTACCTTCCGATGAACTCTGCCGAGACTGCCGCACTCCGTGATGCAGTCCGTGGACAGAGGGAAGACAATGAGATCCTTGATCTCATGAGGTCCGTCAGGAACGAGCACGCTCCAGTGAGCGTGCAGGCTGCCGGTCTTGAGTATGCAATGGGTAAGGGGAAGTTCTTCCAGGCCGTGGACAAGACCGTCGATGGCTTCTACAAGATCATGAACCAGCTCCCATCGGAGACCCTGTCTCGCAACCCACTATTCTTCCAGCTGTACCGCCAGCACGCCTCCGAGATGTGGCAGGCAAGGAAGGATGCTGGACTCGCGAAGCTAACCCCACGCGAGCAGCAGGCAGTAGCTGACAGGGCGAGGGAGATGGCCCTGAAGGACGTCAAGAAGTTCACGTTCAACATGGACTTCGAGTCCAAGCTAGCCTACAAGATGCGATTCATCGCACCGTTCTTCGGGCCGATGGAAGAGTCCTTCCGTCGCTGGGGAAGGATTGTGGCCGATCGTCCCGAGACGATCGGTAGGGCTGCTCAGGTCTACACTTCTCCGATTCATGCAGGTCATGCCGTAGACCTCGATGGCAACCCTGTCGATGGGGATGGTTACGCAACTCGTCCGGACGGAACCAGGTATCTGGTTCCGAAGAACAAGATGCACCTACAGTTCCAGGCTCCAACGTGGGTAGCCAAGCAGATTGGCATGGATCAGGGTTCTGTCATCGACGTGCCGATCAATACCCTCAACCTGGTTCTCCAGAATGATCCCTGGTACAACCCTGGAACTGGACCTTGGGTCCAGCTTCCTGCGAACTGGGCGGCAATTCACACCGGACCGCAGGATATCGGAGGCAAGGAGATCCTTCTCGGAGATGTCTTCCAGCAGCTCGGCGTCCTCCAGAAGGTGACTCCGAATTCCAGCGATCAGATCCTTGGTTCTCTGCCGAAGTTCCTCTCCACTGTTCTCGGTGGTCAGGACTACGAGCAGCAGCAGAAGGACATGGCATACCTGATGCAGTCCGAGAGTTACAAGTGGAATACCGGACTGAGGGACACCGAGCCAACTTGGCAGGAGATCAAGAACAGGGTTGGTCACATGGCTTACCTTCGTGGTCTCATGAAGGTAGGCCTTCCATTCAGCGCTGACTTCAAGGATCCCTACCAGTTCTTCCGCAACCAGTATCAGCAGCTACAGCAGGCTGACCCGAACACTGCGGACCAGGTGTTCCTTGCCCGATACGGTGATGCCGCATTCGCGTTCACCGGCGCACTCACCAGCAACAAGAAGAAGCTGCCCGCAACCGTCAATGCGGTGCGGGCAGATGAGAAGTTTGCCTACCTGACCGACATGGATCCCGACTATGCACAGCTCATTGTCGGTCCGTATGCGTCCGGTGACTTCAGCCAGACTGCATACATTCAGCAGATGGCCAGTGGAGATCGTAAGGTCAACGACGCTCGCGACGTCGTTGCCAAGTCTCAGGCAAACCTTGGATGGGCTCAGTTCGACAAGGACATGAACAACATCCGAGCAGAGCTGTACCAGGCTGGGTTCACCTCGTTCCAGGACAAGGGTGCCGAGAACATCGACGCCATGCGTAAGGGTCTGATCATGATGATGACCACGGAAACTCTACCGAGTGGAAAGAAGAATCCTTTCTACAACGAAGAGTTCACCAAGGACTTCATGACTACGGACCGGAGCAAGGATCAGCGTCGAGCTGAGATGTTCAACAAGCTGGTCACCGAGAAGGCTCTCATCGGTGATGATATGCGAGACGACATCAAGGGTCTTGCTCTGTACATGGATGCAAGGAACGCCCTGACCACTCAGCTCGACGAGAGGTACAAGGCCGGAGGATCCAAGGACATCAACGCCAAGCACAACCTGGATCTGAAGCTTGGATTCCACGGATACACTGAGCAGCTCATCGAAGCAAACACTCTGTTCCAGTCACTGCACGACAGGTGGCTCATGCGAGACATGTATGATCACGGTGACCCTGGACTCGACATCATGATGGAGAAGCAGTAATGGGTAGTTCAGATGCACCAAGCCCAAGCCCCGGGGCCACTCAGGCCCCGGGCGTGGCAAGCCGTGAAGATGTGCTGAGGGAGTTCGCTCAGGTTGGTCCTCGGTCTTCCAGCACCGGCAAGCCCGATGTCGCATTCGGAACCAAGTATGGTCCTCTCGGAGGTGGACGAGGTTCAGCACGTGAGCCCGATGAGGGTACTCGTGAAGGCTGGACCTCGTACACCAAGAGTGTTCAGGATATGATCAACGAGTACTATGGTTGGTCCGACCAGCAGAAGGGTGTACTCAGGGCCAAGCTTGCCCTGATCGACAAGAATGCATTGAGGGCAACTGATGACCAGATCGCACAGATGTGGGGATCATACGTTCAGCAGTCTGCCAACAACCTTGCTGCCAATGTGCACCTGACACCATGGGACATCCTTGCCAAGGACATCACCACTCGCGGTGGTGATGCCTCTCTAGCGGGGACGAAGACGCAG